TGATCTCTATGATCTCTATGATCTCTGCGATCTCTATCTTTTTCCCTTCTTTTTTCTCTTTCTTCTTTTCTGTCACGATCTCTTCTTTCTTCTCGTTCATCGTCGCTATTATCTTGTAATAATTGTTTCATTCTATTTGATAAATCGTCGTCGTCATTTTTACTTTTTTCTGTTTCAGAAACAGACAAGTCAGGGGACGAATTAGATTTTTTAGATTTAGAACTCGAAGAAGATTCTTCTTTTCTTTTATAATTCTCTCTTTTATCTTCTACATCAGATACATCAGAATCATCTTTTTCTCTAGATATTTTTGATAGATCGGGAGAAGATAATTGAGGAGATTTTTCATTTTTGAAATCTTCTTTTATGTTATTTATGTCATTTATTTCATTTATATGATTTGATTCTTTTGAATCTTTCAAATAATTTACTTTTGGAACATACTCTTGATTTACTAACAATGGATTAATTTTAGATTTATTTTCAAGCAATTCAAGATATAAAAGAGGCATTTTAGGAAAATTTTTAGGTCTAAAAGAAGGTCTTTCGGTAGGAATTTTAATAACTTCAATATTAACAGGTTTTTTAGACATATTTTACTTTAAATAAAGAACTTTAAATAATATTTAAAGTATTCTTTAAAGTTCTTTCAATATTCTTTTTGCCATAGATACAGCTTGGTCAAATGCTTTTTTAGAGTCGGGTGTTTTTCCCCATAAATGCCACCAGCTCCAAAATCCCGCTTTATATGGGTTGTAAATTTTATCATTTTTATGTCTATTTCTATATCTTTCTCTTCTTTCTTTATCCTTATGTTTTGTATAATCACTCATTCCAGCAGCTCCGTAAGATACTTTTTTTAGTCTATTGCCATTTATAGTTGGAACATAAACATCCCATTTTTTTCCTGAAGTTTTACTTTTATATAGAACAAATGGTTTCATATTTTATTATTTATTAAATAATAAAATTAAAAATCTCTTAATAAGAGTGTTTCTTCATATTCTTTAAAGTCGTAATAATGTTTGGCGTAATTATAACCTAGTGAAAATAGTTCCAATTTTTTTGTTTGCGTGATATTAAAAGTATGTATTTGTATATCATCTAATCCATATATTTTTATAATATCAATATCAAGATGTATAGGAATATCTTTGTTTTCTCTAGAAGATGCCATTATTATATTATAAAATTTATCAATTTGTTTAATAATATAATTATCATTTATTCCACTTAGTTTTGAATAATGAAGATTTATTCCAATTGCTCTTTTATTATAAAATTTATTTTCATTTAATATAGTTAAAGGAAAATTATCTATAATTCCTCCGTCTATATATTCATCCGAATTGTATATAAAATCATTGAATATAAAAGGTATATTACTTGACATTCTTATAGCATCCAGACACGATAAATCAGGATTGTTCGAGTAATTTACATATTCTCTTTTATGTTTAGTAAGATTATAAGTACAGATAATTAATTCCTTTCCATATAATTCTTTTAATTCTTTCAATGTTGGTATAAATTCAAGTTTATTTAATATCATTTTCTCACATGCAATTCTGACATTTTCAAAATTATAAAGACCTTTTCCTTCTAATATATCTGTTATCTTATTTACTTTAAAATTTTCTAATATATTATTAGTACAAAGATATACTACTATTTCTATAGGCATATATCCTATTAATAAAAGTAAAGATATAATTGATCCAATACTAGTTCCAATATAATATTTTATATCGTTGTGATTTAATTTTTGGTTGTCAAAAAGATATTGAAGAGCGCCAAGTGTAGAAAAACCTTTTATTCCACCACCAGATAATACAATGATTTCATACATCTTTATTAAAGAATTTATTTTCCGTAATTTTCAATTACTTTCTTTAACAATATAATACATGTGATCAAAAGTATTATTATAATAATTATATACATTGTTTTATCATTATCATATAGTTTTGAACATATTGGACAATATCTTATGTGTTCTGCTATTTCTATACAATTTAAACCTCTTGATTTCTTTTGTAGATGTATGCTTATATCATTATCGTCATTTTCTCTTGATAGGGTATTCTCATAATTTTCAGTTATCATGTCATAGTTATTTGAGGATTTATTTTGATAATTTTGATATGCTTTTGGTCCTAATCTATAATTATTTGCATCTACTTGGTTATAATCATTGTAATTAGGACTCATGTTAGGATAAATATTAGGATTCACGTTTAACATATTAGGATTCATATTAGGATTCATATTGTAAATATTATATGCATATTGTCTTTGCGAATCTTCATATCCCATTCCACTTGGAACTCTATATTGAGATGAAACATTCTTCGTATCTCTTCTTATTTTTGATGCCATCTTATGTTGAGACAATTCTCTATCGTTTATTTCCTGATCCATTTGTTGATTATAATTATTATTTACATTAGGAACTTTAGGATATCCATCCATGCTTTGCATTTTCATTCCAGATATTTGAGAACCTTCTGGTAATATATCATCTAAATTCATCAATTGTTCTATAGGCGTCGCGTTCTTCATTTATATTTTATAATTATATTTATTATAATTATAAAATTTTATAATTTATAAAGAATAGATAATATCATTAAACAATTTTTTTAAGGTTTCTTCTTCATCTTTTATCAATTCTTTTAAAGTTCCAATAAAATCTACATCTTTATTAGAGCTTACTTCATCATTTATATTTTTTGAATCTTTCTTTTTTTGTATTTGAATTTTAACACCTTTTTTTAATAATTGTTTATAATTTGAAGTTTCTTTAAACAATTTGAATTCTTCAGTAGTTACATCTAATTTTATCTTTGTATTTTCATCTACAGATTTAATATCGAAAGAATTTATATCTTCTAAATTTGCTTTTATAATTCTTTTTCTAGGAACGTTAAGAGGTATTTCTTTTATTTTTAATTCATTTTCAAATTCAATTAAACAAAGAACTCTTTTATCACTGTCTCCAAAAGAATGTTGTAAAGGAGTTCCCGGATATAAAATATTTGATCCTATTTGTTGATTATCATGAATATGCCCAGATACTACAAATGGATAGGTTTCTTTCCAATCATCTCCTATTGTCGAAACTATTGCTCCCATTTTACAACCTTTAAATTCTTGATGAGCAAAAACGAGTTTTTTAGATTCCCAATCTTTACATTCTGTTTCTAATGCTTCTACAAATCTACCAGGATAAACATATGGACATAACATATAAAATGATTCATTTATAACTTTATCCACAATCTTTATGTTATCCCAATTTTTTAAAGAATTCATCCAATGATTTTCGGTTAGAAATTCTGAGTTATTTATATAATCGTGATTTCCTACCAACACATATGTATAAGTCAAACTTGTCAATTTTTTAAAAAATTCTAGTGATTTATTAAGAGATTGTGTATAAAGCCTTTCGTGGTAATGCATTACATCACCTCCTACTACAATATAATCAGGAGTTTCTTCTTTATAAACACGATCAATTTCATTGATTAGTATGTCTACTTCGTCGCTATTATCTTGTTTAATATGAGGATCTCCAATGAATAAAAATTTCATTTTAAATGTTTTAAATATACTTTAATATATTTAAATATATCATTTTATTTTCATTTTTTATTTTAGTTCTGCAATTGCCATATAATGTTTTTTTCCTTTTAGTTTATATTTTATAGCTTTTGATATATCTTCGTCTTTTCTCTTTATGTTTTTGTTTACTTTTACATTTTTTCTAGATTTATATAAAAATAACTCTGTGTTATAAAGAGGGAAAGTGTTTATATTAAAATCTTTGTTAATTATCCATTTACTTGATTCTATAAAAGCATCCGATTTATCTTCACATTCTTTAAGATAAACAGGATTTCCGTTATTAATTTTATTATTAGAGAAGAAATAGTTTGTTTTTGACGGAACAATTTCATTGTAAATATTATTATCTATTTTGTCCAAGTAAGAAAGATTTTGAACTATAATATTTGTATTTGAAGAATTATAATAATTTACTTCACGATAAAAGTTATAATTTTCTGGCTTTGAGTGATAATTTAATACTGATTCAAAACTATTTATTATTCTTGTTCTTAAAATATAAACTAATCTTTTAAGCGTTTCTTCATGATCAACTAGAAACATTAAATCATCATTAATAAAGTTATTTTTTAGCAATATTTCAATTGATAATTTTGGTGTATTCGGCATTTTATACTCGTTTTCATCATCTATTTTAACTTTAGAATCTACGAATTCTTTTATTGTTTCTAAAGTTAAAATAGAATTATCTTTTTCTTTCATATATAATGAATAATAATAAATAAAATACTCTGTAAGTATGAACGATAATCTATACATACTATTAATATCTTTTATAAAGTTATTAACACATGGATAACTAACACATTTTTCTTTATCACTGTTAATGTTATTAGATATTTTTACAGTAAATAAAATATTATTTTCCGGATGTTTGATTTTTAATTCTGAATCTTTATTTTCAATTAAATTAAAACTATATTTTTTAATAAAATCTTTTACTTTTTTAAGATTAAACTCTTTATAATAATTATCATTATAAGTTGGTAAATTTAAAGGAGGTATTGGATCACATAAAAGAATTATATCTGAACACAATATTCCTCTACATTTTCCAAATATATCTATAATTTGATGTGTAGGATTTAATTTATAGATAAAGTAGTTATTAAAGTCTTTTACAGAATCAAGTTTATTACTAATAAAATTATAATAATATTGCTTTATTTGTTTTGAATAAAAATTATAAATTTTATCAAAATTGTTGGTTAGTCCGGTTGGACTTTCCATATTATTTGTAAAATTATAAGTTAATCCTTGTTTCAGCTTTATATTTTCATTATTATCACTTACAAGTATTATTTCACATCTTGGATAATTTGTAACGACTTCACTTCCATAATGTTCGTATATTAATAGTAACTTTTTATGTATTGGTTTTTCTTGTAAGTATATTAATTCGTGGTTTGGCAAACTTATATGAGCATCATTATCTTTTTTATTTCTATAAAAAAGTATAATTTTATATTCGTATACTGTTTCTAATAGTTTTATCCAATGTCTTGGGTTCATATATGATTCTTTATTTGAAAACTTTTGTCTAATTTCTATTTCAGACAGGCCTGGGTTTTCTTGTGACGCTACTGCTATATTATCATAGTTTACTAGTTTATTATATTCAGATTCTAAATACTTTAATTTAAGATCTTTTTTAAGATTTCTAAATGAAGTATTATCAATATCATAATCAATTGCTTCTAATACACATTCTAGAAATGACAATGGAGTATCATTTACCCCCATTCTAATATACTTAAAATTATTGCCATCATAAATGTTTAAAAAGTCAAATAAATCTTTAATGTTCTTTGGAACTAAAGCAAACTCTCCTGATTGTGCAAACTTGTTTGTTTTTAGAATATTTTGTTGGGCACCTTTTTCATCCACGTCTTGATCATAATAATATCTTCTAAAGTTCTTTTTATATAATTGAGATTCCTTATAACAACATGGTATATATTTGTATATATCTTTATTTTTCATCTTATTTTCCATTAATCCTATGTATTTGTAAACATCATCGTTACAAGCATAATAATGAGGGGCTCCTTCTCCTTTTATAGGATATTTAGCAACTTTATCTTTTTCGTAATTTAAAGATTCTTTTTCATCTATAATAATAGGAGGATTTTGACATTTTCTGGCATATCCTCCTTCTGTTTTTAAAAATAAATCGGGGACTTGATCAGATAAAGTTAACTTTTTCTTTTTTTCTTTTTCAACTTTTATTTCTGGAAAATCTTTAATATATCCTTTATAAAATTCTATAATTTTATCTTCTTCTTCTTGATATAAAGTTAATAATTTCCTAAACATTATGATAAAATCGTTTGCTATTTCCAAATCTATGGCTTTTATTCTAAGTCTTATTGATTTTACAACTGGAAATTTAGATGTATCATCTATAATACTAATATTACATTTGCCATTTATATCTTTTATAAAAAAGTTTACAAATAATCCCGACTTGGCTTTACTTGACTTGGAGCTTTCTTCAACTGCAAGAAATTCTGAGAATATTGGATCGTTCATAATTAGATCGCTCATTACGTAATGATAAAATGTTTTATTAGATATTATACTTGTTTGTATGATAGAAACCTCGAATTCTTTTAGTATATTTATTTCAATTTTTGGAATGACTTTAAGCATTTTTTCTTTAATTCCTTCTAATATCAAATCTGTTTTTACAATAGAATAATCGAGTTGAATTCCAAAATAAAGATCTTTATCTTGAAAATTGATATAACAATTTATATAATCATCGTTTATTTTTATTTTCATTGTTATTAAATTGGAAGATTCGTATAATAATGTTGATGATTCTTTTACAAAATTTGTATCTCTTATATCTTGAAATATTTTATACATTCCTGAAAAAGAACAAAATGGCACATCTTCATAACATACTATATTTGCAAATATACTATTTAAAGTATAATCTTTTTCAGTTATGTTTGTTTTTATTTTTAAAATAGATTGATTTTTATTAGTTTTTATGTCTACTTCCATAGGTTTTATTTTTTCATAACGTTTGTAATTTACAATGTATTTTTTTACTCTTTTATCTAATAAACCAACTTTTTCAGAAAAGTCATTTATAATTCTAATATCTTTTATTTTATTTTTAGTTTTTAGAAAATCTTCTAAATCAAAAACAGATTTACTGATTCCTAATTTTATTATTACATCTATTGACGGACTAATAGTTATTAAAAAATTATAATCATTATTTATATCAAAATCTTCAAATTTAGGATTAAAATAATACAAAAAATTTAATACATATTCTAAAGTAACTTTTTTGTATTTTTGAGTAATACCTTTTAGAAAATTTTCAAGAGTATTAGGGTCATAATCATAAATTTTTAAATCATTTATAAGACTGTAAACATTATAAACATTTTCCTCTTCTTTTTCCTCTTCTTTAAATATCAAATAATCGCTAATAGTGCCAAGATTATATGCTATTCTGTCTATTAAAGATTTTTTTATCTCATTGCTATATAATTCTAATTGAAAACTTTGAACAACTTTATCATTTAAATCTAATAAATTTATATTGATTATTGACATTTATTATAAATTAATAAATTAATAAATTATAATTTACATGTCATCGTTATATTCGTCATCTTCGTCTCCAAATTCATCTATATCATAACCATCTTCGTCTCCATCTTCGTCTCCATCTTCGTCTCCATCTT